TGATGATAATAATTTTGAAAATTATTATTTAATGTCAAAAATTGATTTATAATGAGGGATAAGAATGAAAATTATTAAAATTGAATATAGATTAAAAGAAAATGATTGAAAATGTTATATTTTTGCAAAAGATATGGATGATGCAACAAATTATATTAATAATACAATTAAAGCACCAATTTTTATTACTTCAGTTGAAGAAATGTTTGATGTGCATGGAGTAACTGAAAAAACTGGATATATTAAAAAAGATTTATCTTTTCCATGTCCTTATTGTGAAAATACATATAAAACTCAAAAAGCATTAAATATCCATATTGGAAGACAACATAAAAATAAATAATTTAAAAATGGAAAGAAATTTTGATTTTCTTTCCATTTTTATTTTAAGCTAATTCTAAATTATTTTGTTTTGCAAAAGATTCAATTTTATTCATTAAATCAATTAAAGAATCTCTATTTTTTGTGATTTCTTTTTATTATTAGAAAAAGTCATTTCAGTATTACTATAAGATTCATTAGCATTCTTATGAGTAATTTGCTTAGTACGTACTTTTGAATATGACATATATTTTATGACTCCTTTAAAATTATAGAAGATTTATGTGAGAATTGATAAGGATTTAATTGAAAAGAATTTATGGTAAATTTTAAAGTTATGTATATCAATAACATTATGCAAGGAGTATTCTTCTGCTCCTGCATAATTGATAGAATATTGCGAATAATGTTTTTCTACAACTTCATCATCTTTTTTGTATATCACCATCTCTGGTGAGTGTTAAGTTTAAGTTAAAATCATAAGAAGTCTTTATTTGATTGTAAAGCAGTTCTACATGTGATGAGTTGAATAAATCTCCGGATTTTAAAATGCATATTATTGAAGTCATGTTATTCTTATTTTCTAATACGTATTAAAGTATAAGACTAATTTTTGTTAACTTAATTTTAGTTTACGGTAATGACGGTCCTGGATTTCATTCAGACTCTCCTCGAATTCACCCTATTGGATCTCCTGATTCAGCATTAATTTTTCTTGCGAAAGTTCCTATTTTATCACGAGATAAAGCAGTGGGTTTTTGTAAAGTCGCTGGTTCATCGTTGATATTCATATAAAATAATGAAACATCTCCTAATTTTTCATATAAAGATTTATCAGTCCTGATTATAATTTTTGACGACTCAGGTAAAAAATAGTCTACACTATGGAAATTTCCTTCTTCACTCCCATTAGTTATACCTATAAAAGCATAAGCAACATTATCTGTAAAAGAAACTAATGAATAGTCACTGCCATCTTGTAAGTCGGAAGTATCTATATAATATCCGTCATAATAATAAAGACCATATATTACGCCGTTTGTTGTTATTTTATTATAATTACTATCAAATAATACAGCGCCAAGGCGCCCACCATTTGATCTAACACTAGTTTTAATTCTCATTATTCTCTGCTCAGCTTTTTCAACTTTTGTTAAATCAAATAGACAACCTAATATTTTTCGGCCATAAATATCAAGAGTTTCAGATAAACTACTAATATTTGCTACACAGAATTCAAATTTATTATTTCCGGGGTTATATCATTGACAATATTTTGGAGACGATACATAAGTGTATGAATCAAAATAACTACATATATTATCTGCGTTGAAAGATAATACATTGTAAAATTCAATATTATTATATCTATTATTATTATCTATTAAATTATTAATAAGCCTTATATCATTATCTATATCAACTGCAGATTTAGAGCGATACTCATTGTAACCAAATTGAAAGCTATTTGTATAAACGCCTATACCTCCTACTGCATAATCTGTTTTTTCAGATCTTCCACCAAACATCCTATTATACACAGCTATAGATGTTTTATCAGTGTTTGATCGGCCAAAAAAACAATAAGTTGTTCCTGATCCCTCATTATAAAGTTCGAAATTAGGATTATAAAAAACATTTCCATTTATAACATGGTCACTATCTGTAGTAAAAATTACTCCTTTGAGGTTAAAAGAGTAATTACTCGTATTTCCAAATCTACCTGCAAAAAATGTATTTTGATTAACTCACCCACTTAATGGACCTGCATGTAATTCTAATCCCTCTACTGCGTTGTACACCATATTTAAATAGATTTGATTGTAAGCTACACCCTTACCATTATTAGAATATAACTTAATTCCTCTATAAAAATTAAATGAACTTAAAAATAGTTTAGAAGAATATATATTTATTAATTTAATTCCAGTGTGTTGATCAGACGAGTTCTCTGTTGCTCTACGAACACTAAGATGAAATTCAGCTGAAAAATCAAGACGAGTATTTTCATTTTCATTACCAATAACGACAGCATCTTCGTTAGAGCCCGTGAAAAATAATACTCCTGGACCATAACATGGAACAATAGAATTAAATTGGATTTGAGAATCAAACATATAGTCTCTTGAAAGTCAAACAGGGGATCCAATACTGAAAGTTTTTTGCAATGCTAGTTGATTATTTGAACCGACTTGACCGTCTCAGTCTCCTATAGCTCCATTCCATTCAGGATAAAAATAGTCTAGTTTGGGACTTCCATCAACACTTAAATCATCCTCAAAAATTTGCCACAACCCAGCAACAATACTACCATTCAGTGTAAGTATTTCATCTCCTGTTACAGCACTAAAAGCAACCACACCACTTCTATCACCTTTACATTCAATATTCCCATTAATAGTACAATCTTCATCTATTAATACTTGTCCACCATCTTCAATACAAAAACTCTGTTCATAAGTTCCAGTAGCACTAATAGTTACAACAACTCCTTTCTGAATTCAAATAGTTGTATTAGCATTTCCAGTATTAGTTAATGTTCCACTTTCACTTACTAATAATGTTTTATTTTCACTTCCAATATCAGTAATAGCTTCATTTATTGAACTATATGCTCTACTATCTACTCATGGCCCATCAGCACTTTTAGTAAGTACTAAATTCCCTATCATTTCTCTTCCATAGTCACGCAAATTAGTATCCTCCTTGATTTATTAAATTAAAATGTTCATTTAATAAATCAATTTTTTGTTTTGTTGTTAAATCATCTTCTCATGTTTTTAAATTTTTAGTTTTATAATCAGAAACATTACTAATCTTTAAACCTGTTTTTGTATTTTCTATTCCTCTTCTTGTAACTTTATGTTCATTATTATTTATATTTAAAAATTATTTTATTTCTTTAAAATTATGAAATACTACATATATATAAAAACAATTAATTAATCCTAAAACAATACTCATATATAAAATAGGAAGAAATAATAAAAACATAACACTACATAAAACAATTAAAACTTTTGGAATATATCAAAAAGACTTAAATTTATTCATAAAAAATTTCATTATTTTATTTAATTCTCTTCCACCTTGACTTAAAATTTTATTTGTAGTATAAACATCTAATACTTGTAATACAATTAAAATTAAAAACAATATAATATTTAATATAATCATTTTATTCTCCTTTACAATCCTAATCTCATTGCATTTAATGAATTTGTAATATTTGTAGTTTTACTAATATAATCATTATTTCCTACTGTTAATTCTTTTGCTTGTGTTAATACTTGAGAACTCCTTCCACCAATTGCTTTAGCATCATTAACAGCACTTAATGTATTATTTAATGCAGGTGATTTTACTCCCACTATATTAGATACTTTATTTAATCCAGTTAATAATTCTTCTCCACATGATAAAAAATGTCCTACTGCTGATAATGCACTTACAATTTCACTATTCAAAGAACTATATTCTCCTAATTTATCTGAAAATTCTTCAAATGTATCATATTTTCCTGACACCATATCTGCAACATCTTGTAATAAATCTAAATATTCACTATAATCACTACTTCCAGTAATTTCTGGTGTTGTCATTCCATCAAAAATAGAAAAATCAAAATCAATCGAATCTGTTAATGAACCAATAGAATCCATTATATTTCCCTCACCAACTGCACCAATACAATTATAAAATTCATCTGTATTTAAATCTACTAATTGATTTGCTCCACACATTTGTCCAAAAGACATGATTGTTTTAGTATCAGAAATAACATTATCTAATATATTATCAGACATTGATTTAATATTGCCTATATTATTTTTAATTCTATTTAATGCAGATAAAATATCAGGTAATGAAGTTAAATCAATATCTCCATTATTAATAATATTATCTATTGAAGAATCTATTGCATCAAATTTTAATTCATAATTTAACATAATTTAATCCTTTAATATTTAATACAGTACATTAAAGCAATATTTGTTGGTCTTGTTTCATCTCCACCAGTAGTTCGAGCTCCTTCAAAATGTGAAGGAGAATCAAAAGGGGTTGCACCATAACTTGATCCTGTTGGACATCTATATGAATCATGATCATCATTTGATGCTTGTGTTTGAACAGGATGTGTATGTGCTTTAAAACTTTCTGCTTGAGAAGAACCAAATGTTCTTGGTGAAGTTGGATCTAATCCTCTTCCATTATCCCATCCTCTAATAAACTGTCCTCTTAAATCAGGTAAATTAAAAGTTCCAGAACCGCTTCCAAACGTAGTGCCAATAATGTTATATAAATTACTATATGTTGTTGTTGAAAGTGTTGATCCATCACATTCTAAATAACCTTCTGGAACAGTATCAGTAGCAAAAGCAAATATTGCACCTGTTGGAACATGAATTGTTTGATCACCTGCATGATCATTTAAATCTGTTTCACTAGCAGCACTAATTTGAGCAGTTGTTACTTCATGAGGATTATCTGTATCTGTTCTATGATCTTCTAAAATTTTCAAATCATTATTAGCAATAACTTTATTTGATGTAGTATCAGAACTTGTTTTATCAATTACATCTAATCCATGAACATTATCTTCATAAGTGTCTTCAATATGTAATTCAAGATTATTAGTAGGAGAAGCAATTTGAATTCAATCTGTTTCCCCTCCATAATATAAAGTTCCATTTACATAAATTAATCTTTTTTTATCATTTATTGTTCATGTTGGTAAACTTGTTAATTCTTCAGCAAAATAACTACCAACCATTGAAATTTCATGAAATTTCATTTAATTTATCTCCTTATGAAATTAAACCATAATTACTTAAAACTGTTAAAATTTCATTTACTTTAGATTCTATATTTGATAATTGTGTATTTAATCCAGCTAAATTAATAGTATCATCTGATCCAGTAGTAGCATCTGATAAAGTTAATGTAGAAATAACTTCTTGTGCAGAAGGAGCAGGAGTTCCATATAATCCAAGCCCACCAGATAATTCTAAGGTTCCAGTAGTACTATTTAAAAACACAGCATCACTATTTAATAGAAAATCTGTTGTATCTTGAGATGCAGCAGTTCCTAATGATAATAATGTTTTTAATTCAATTAATGATTTTGAAATATAATTTGATCCATCACCAACAATAAAAGAATTCAAAGAAGGTGATAATGATCCAATATCAGATAAATTAATACTTGCTTCTTGTGCTCCAATATTAACTCTTGCTGTATTTGCATCAGAAGCCCCAGTTCCTCCATTAGCAATACTTAATGATGTTGTTAATGTATTAATCTCACCACTAAAATCACCTTCAAATTCGCTATCAGTAATGGTTTTATTAGTTATTACTTGAAAATCACTTGTTCCTACTACATCTCCTGTAACTCCATGAATACCACTAGAAACATCGTGATTATCTATTTCATCATCAGTATAATTTGTATAATATGACCCTTCTTCACCATCTAATAAATCTGCATTTAAATTATTAATTAAAGAATCAGAAGTCATACTTACAGTAGCATCTCTTCTTAAATATTGTGAATGGGCGTTTCCCATATAATCATTTCTATGATCTTCTAATAATTTAATATCATAATTTGATACTAATTTATTTTTTAATGTATTTGTACTTATTTTATTAACAGGTTCAAGACCATGAACTTCAACTGTATCAAGAATATGTTGATTTCAATTATATGCTTGTTTATTTGATATTAATTTATTTTTCCTTTCTGAATGAATACTTGTTGAATCTGTTTCATCTACTTCTGTTTTTATACTAAAAATTTGAACATTTTCTACATAACCAATATCCAAACCATTTCTTACTCATACAAGAGTGAAATATGTATTATAATCATAAGCCTTATCACCATTATAACCAGGACTCCCACTTGTATTATTAGTAACTTCTTCTTTATCAGCAATATAAAATTCAAAAAATCCATTACTTGATGTTCTAATTTCTCCAACAACAGTATTTGTTTTATCAAAATTATTAATTGGTGCATTTTTTGTTGTTGTTAAATTTACATAAGCATTACTACTAATATCAGTAAAAACATCATTATTAATATTAGATGAAGTTGTAAAATCAGTAGATGTCACTGAATCAGTAAGAAAAACATGAATTCTAGCACCCGCGACAGGTTCACCACTAGAATTTATTAAATATTTTCAAAAATGTTTTCTCATTTATATACTCCTAAATGTTGCTTTAATTTTCATATTTACTTTATTATATTTATATATTTTATCAAAAAAACTATAACATAAAATCTCTTCACTAAAACTATCAATAATTCCAAATTCTGTTATATTATATTCTATATCTGATTCAAAATATCCAGTAGCAATTAAATCATCATTTTCTATTACTTCTAAATTATCAGTAATTAAAACAGGTGCTTCTAAATCATTTGATGTTAAAGGATTAAAACTTGTTTTTGACGTTCCTATTCCTAATTTATAAATACCATTTTCCAATCTATATTTTAATGTTTCTTCTGTTTCAATGTTACCAAAGGATTTAATTAATATTTTGCCAGTCATTAAAGTATTAAAAGATATAGTTAATATATTTTCATTATTTAACTTAATTTTTTCTGGTCTAATGATTTCATTATCATTATTTAATACAGTAACAAAAACACCTTTAACACCCATATTATGAACAACATTTCATGTTTTAGCTGGATTAGTTTGTTCAAATAAAATAGAACCATAATCAATTAAATATTTCCCCTTTAATTCTGTTCCAAAAGTTAATGTTACTTCAGATAAATCATTATTATATTCAACTGATGGAAATTGCATTTTATTATTAATTTGATAATAATCTATTATAGCATTTGTTGCACTTGGTGTTATTGTTGTTGTAGTTTCATCAAATACAAAATTTCCATCACTATAATCATATATATTATCATTATATAATACATCTTCGCTAGATATACTTTGTGAATCTGTAGAATTTAATGATAATAATGTTCTTTCATATTTATCATCTGCTTTAGAACATATTACATAACCACTTATATTAATTGGAAATTTAATTTCAATAAAATTATCTTTTTGATAAATGTATTGAGGATAAATTTTTTCATTATTAAAATTATATACAGAAATAATAACATCATTTAAAAGATCATGTGAAAATGATCAAATGTTTGAAGATTCTATTTGAGTATGTAAATATGTATCATTTGTTTTTAAATATAGTGGTGAAAATAAAGCACTTCAACAACTTGCTTTATATAAATCAGAATTATATAAATTAGTAGCAATTGATTCATTTAAATTAAATAAAGGTGATAGTAAAATATCATAATGATAATATCTACTAACAGGTTTATCTTCTTCTAATCTATTAAATAAATAAGTAGATTCTGTTTGTGGTAAAATTGCATTATCTGCTTCAGGTTGATTAGACACATCAAGTTCTAATTTAAGATGAGGAGACAAAATTTTACCTGTAGAAATATTTCCAATTTCTTTATATGTTACTACACCAGAAGTTTCTTCGTTAAAATGAATTTTTAATTTATTATCTGTTAATTGTATATTTTCTGGTGAAACTAGTTCTAAATTCATACCAAATAAATCTGGTTTTTTAATTACACATAATCCTCTTTTATTTTCAGCAAATTCAATAGAACAATTATTATTATCAATATTTGTAATAATCTTTTCTACTTCATTTTTAACATAATAATTTTCATATTTGTCTGCTAATTTAATAGAAACAAACCCTGATAATTCTTCACCAAATTCAGCAATAACTGTTCCTAATGAATTGGTAACTGTTTCTGGTATAACTTTACGAATAGGACTTTCACCTTTACTAATTAAAACCTTTCCAACAAAATAACTATCAAACTCAACATAAACAGTGTTTTCATCAATAATTCTAACCATATCTATTAACGCTTTTTCATTTCAATTATCTGTAGCTTGAACAATTATATTTTCAGATTCTAAATTATGTGTAAGAGTTATAGAATAATATCCAACTAATGACATAACATAATCTGCTTCTTGTGCTACACAATATCCATATTTTCTTGAAGGAAATGATGCTTCAATATTTGATCCTGTTACTTTAACATAAGAAGGTAAAATTTTATTTCCAAAAGGATCAAAAAATTCTGTTATTAATTCTTCTGATGAAAAAGGATGTGAAATTTCTCAATCATAATCAGTAAGATTTTGATATAATTTTTCACCTTTTAAAAATGTTACTCATCCAGATTCAATACTTGTATTAAAATCTATAATACTTGTACTAATACCAGAAGAAAATCAATATATATTCATTTCATCTGGATATATAACAGAATATTTATTTTCTAATATAATTTCTACTTCTTCTGCTGAAATTAATTCATTAGAATCTCATGTTTGAACAATTGGATTAATATATTCATAAGAATATAAATCGTAAGTATTTCCTGTAAATTCATAACTTTCAGAACATTCCTTAATAATTGCATATCCAGTTATTGGTTCAGAAAACGTATATCTTACTGTATTTTCAGTTAATATTTCAGTATTTAATGGATCTACTTTTAATCCTGTATTATCATAAACGGCAGATAAAATATCAGTAGAATTTCTTCCATGATTTATTGTTTCTATACCACTTGTAGTAAATGATCTTTTATATCCTTCTTCTATTAATACATAACCAGAAGTATTTTCACTAAACACAATATCTACATCATAAGTTATTGGATCAACTGTAATAGAATCAGCAGTTATTTCTTTATTGTCTTCATCATATATATGAATTATTATTTTTTCATGTGTAAAATTACTTCCAGATATATTAAAAGAAGTTGTATCACTAAAATCAAATTTATAATCTGCATCTAATATAGAAATTTTACCTGCTGAAATTTCAGAAGAAAATGTTAATGTACTTGCTATATTAAATCTATATGGTTGAAATAATAAATTTCCTTCTTCATTATTTAAAAATATTTCTCATGTATTATCATCAAAATCAAATAAATATTCTGTTCCACTACAAACCAAAACAGTTCCAGTAAAAGCAACATCAAAATATAATTTAATAGTGTTATCATCATAATGTTTAATTAAGGATGGAACAGATAAAACATTACTTGAAGAAATACAATTTACTAATACTTTACTATTTAAATTATGTGAGATTAAAACTTCTGTTTGTGAAGTAATAGTTTCTTTATAATCATAATCTTTAGATACATAATATCCACTTGTAGATTCAGTAAAAGAAGCATTTAATGATAAGGAAGATATTGTAACATTACTTGGAACAATATATTCATTATTAGAATTATAAAATGAATAAATTTTATCATTTAAATTAGTGCCAGATTCACTTCATGTAATACCAATTTTATCTTCTGATTTATCTCCTGTTGTAACAACAATATTTCCTCTAATATTATCAACATTTTCAGAATAAATTATTTTACTATCTTCATTATTGTTAATTAAATCAACTTCCCGAGGTAATAATTGTTCTTTAGTAGATTTATCATATACAGAAGCAATAACATCACCTAATCCATGTTCAAATACTCATTCACTTCCTATATATCTAAAAAAACTACTATAAAATTCAGATAATACATATTTAGTATCAAATGGATGAGAAATTCCTCATATAGTAGAAGGATTTACTTGTTTATGAATATAATCGGGGTCAGAAATTATTGCTGTACCAGAAGTAGATACATCATTAACAATTTCTAATTTATTAAAAGAAGAATTTAATACATTAGGAATCCATTCTTCATCATTAATAAATAATTTGTTGTATGAAAGATAATGTGGAATATTAGTAGTAATTTCATGTTCTGCACTAATTGGCAATGTTTCAGTAAAAGTATTTCTATTATCAGAAGAAATACAAACATATCCAGTAGCAGAAGTATCAAAAGTTAAAGTTAATGTGTTATTTTGAATGTCTGATGTTGCAAATCCCATTTTTTGGTCATTATCATCAAATACTTCAAATAAATAATTTGTATCACCAATATTATGTTCTATTAATCATTCATCAGAAGCTTTATATACATAAGTTTCTACAATATTATATTTTGAATCTAAATTATGATTAATATTTCAAGTATTTATAGGAGAATTAATATATTCTATATAATCATAATCACAAGAAATCATATTTCCTGAAGTTGCTTCAGAAAAAGTTACATTATTGTTAAATAGTTTTTTAGGAATGATTAATTCATTATTAGAGTAAATTTGTTCAATTTTTATATTTTCATCAACAAAATTTCAAAGTAAAGATTCAGAATTAAATTCTTCTATTGATCCTTCTGCTAATAAAACATAACCTTCTTGTATATTAGCAAATTCACATTCAATATAATTATCAAATAAAGTAATTGATTTGGGATAAATTTGTTGATGATTGAAATCATAACATTGAACAATCAAATTATTTGTTGAAAAATTATGTGAAATATGTCATAATAAACTAGGAGTATTTAATCATACATTAGGAATAACAGCTGAATTTTCTAATTCAATTTCTCAATCTTCACTTAATTCTGTTTGGTAATAAATTTCATTTGCTGAAGTTGCAAAAGAAGTAACAGAAGATAAAGTTTCTCCTGTTAATTCCAAAGTATTTTCATCATAAGGAGAAACATTATCTAATAAAATTTTAAAATTGTTTTCAGAAAAACTAGATACAGGAATGAAAACATTTTCATAATCAAAATAAATAATTTCACTTGGAGAAAATGTTTCATATATATCTGCTTTAGTACAAAACAGAAATCCTTTAGTAATTTCAGTAAAAAATACTTTAATGAGATTATTATTTACTATTTGAATTTCTTCTGGTTCGATTACATTACCATTAGTATCAAGACATAAAGGAATTAAATTAGAAGTATTTAATGAATGAAAAACATTTCAAACAATTCCTTTTTGTTTAGACATTATAACAGAAGATTCATCTAATATAGTAAAATTATCTCAATAATTTTTATATTTTTCATTTGTATAATATTCATTAATATTTACATCTTCAAAATAAGGTTCTGCATTTCCTGTAATTTCTCTTGAATGTCATCTATCATAAATATTAAGTTCGTTTGTTGAATTAAAGAAAATAATTTGTTTATTAATATTAATAGAAGTATATGTTCCTTTTAATTTAAGAAAAGAAACTATATGATCAAGGAATTGTCTTATTTTTTCAGAATGGAGTAATATAAATTCTTCTTCTATGTCTAATCCAAAATTGTATGCATAATTATAAAGAAAAGATTTATCAATTTCTAATGGAGAAATTAATGAATTTATATTTTTTTGTTTGTTATATACTTGAGAGTAATTTTTATTAAATACTTCATATAAATATTCTTTTAATTTTGGATTAGTATTTGTAATATATTCAGGTAAAGCATCTTGAACATAATTATATAAATTAAAGAATTTAATAACATAATTATCTACATTTTTGTATATTTTACCAATATAAAGAAGTTTTTTATTAAAATTTACATAATCTTGATAAGAACTATTTCTTTTAATATAATCATAAAATGATCCATTTTTTTGAAAATAGATTTCATTACCATTAGAAATTTCAGAAGAGGAAGTAATATCATCAATTGTAAAAGATATTTCATTATCTGAAACAAATGATACAGAGGTGAGTATTGCTTTTTTATATTGATTGTTTGTTTTTATAATTAAATCAATAGAAGAAATTCCAGTAGCAACAATAACATCATCTAAAATTGGTGTTAATGATCCTCCTGTAACATTTTCTAATATTGAAAAAAATTCTGTTAATATAAATTGTGGTACTTCAGAAAATTTAGTCATTTTTTCTCCAAATTATTCTTGTTCAAATATACATGAATAAATATCAATTAATGGAAATTGATTAAATCCTAATGAAATATTTCTAATTTTATTTTCATCTCAATTACTACTTACATTTCTTGAAAATTGTGGATATAATACATCTTCATAATCATAAGGATTTATATATTCTCCATCACTTACTGAATAAAATTGAATGTCTCTTATTTCTAAATTATTTATCCCTTTTATATTATTAAATAAATTCCCATTATTATCTATTTCAGTTGTATCTAATAAATATTTTTTTAATTCAACCAAATCAATTGTTTCATTAAATTTTCTATTTATTGTATTAAAATAATAAGATAATTTATTTTTAAGATCATTTTCGACAAGATTTCAATTATATAATCTTTTAATATTTACAGAGAAATTGAAAGTAAAATAAATAAGTTCTGGTAAGACAAATTCCTCATAAGTAGTAATAATTTTATATGGTTCAATTCATTCCTTTAATGAATCAACATAATCTGTTGTGTAAGAAATAGGAAAATAAAGTGTTGTGCTATTTGGTGTTAAATGACTTGAAACAGTAATATTTGATCAAGTATTTACTTCTCCTGTAGGAATAATAGAACAATAAACTTTATTATAATCTACTGTATTAGGAGTGGAATTTGCATCTTGTTCTCCTCATACAATAGCTTCTTGAACATTTGATTTTAATTTAAAAATTGATCTATAATCTGTTTTATTTACTGTTCTATATTGAGCATTAAGTATATTTTTAGCAGAAATTTTTAATTCATCAATTGTTTCTTCATCTTTTCCACCACTTGATGCACTTTCATTTGTTATAGAAACAATATTATCATCTGATAAAAATTGAAAATAATTTGTATCTTCTAATTCTGTAATTGTATTAGCTGAAACATTTCCATCATTTCCTAATGTTTTTATTAATCTAATTTCAATTTCATCTGTTTCAGAAGGAACAGATTTCAATCCAGAAAATTCAATAATATATTCTTTATATTTATTATATTTAAATTGATATACGGTATTTACATTAGCATAAGGAGAAGAAGAATCAAAAAAAGAATTTATTCTTGTTCATTCATCGCCATTTACTGTTAAAATAATTGTATCATAAATATCATTTAAATTATCATCATATCCATAATCAACAAAAGGTAAGTAAAGAATATTATCAATAATATCTTCACCTGTAAAAGATAATTCTTGAATTTCACCTTGTTTTGCAAAAATATCAGTAATTGTATATGATCCTTCTTCTTCAACAGTAAAAGATTTATTATCTAATATAACATAATAAATTTTATCTCCATCATCTGTTGTTTCTGTAGAAGAAACTTGTTTTCATTCATTTAAAGAATATATTCCTGGTGTTGCTGTAATTTCCATTGTTAATAAAGTATTAGCTCCAATAGAACCTTTTGGTGAATATCCAACAAAATTAGCTAATCTATTAGCATTTTCATACATATCAACAGAATCAAAATATAAATTTTTAGAAATTCTATTAAGATAATATGTATTTAATTCAGATAAATATGCAATCAATTCAATTAATACAGAAATATTACTTCCTTCAAAATTATAATCCTTAAATGTTTCAGTTTCTTTTAATGAATTAATTACATTTTCTTTAAATGTATTGAAATCCAAATTTAAATAATCTGGCATTATATAAGTCATTTATTTTGTCTCCTAACTTCTTTTTAAAATTCATTTAAATTCTTTTAAATTTAATGGATCTGATGTAATATAATATTTAATTGTAATTTTATAAAAATTTGAATCATATTTTGGTATTACTTTAATTTGTTCTAATACTACTCTTGAATCTCAATATGTTAATGCATTAAATAACTCTTCTCCTATAGCATAAGCTGTAGTGTCATCTAAAGGATCAAAAAGATATTGAAAAATATTACATCCAAAAGTAGGTAACATTCTTCTTTCACCTTGTATTGTAGTAAATATATTCAATAATGCATTATTAATGGCTTCTTCTTCAAAATTAATATTTACATCACCATCTCTTTTTGCATTTAAAGAAATATCAAGATCAGAATAAATTGGCATTTTAAAAATTTCCTTTATTATTATTTATATTTAATTTACAGATACAGTTGATGCGCCAGAAACTAATATTCCAGTAAAACAACCGGAAAAATTATCTCCTACTCTTGCAATAGGAGATCCTTCACATACACTATCATTAGAACCCACTATTATTATTCCAGTATGTCCACAACTACTTAACACTATATCACCAATACGGGCAATATTTTGTCCTTCTACAGAGGATATAGATGCACCTGTTACTATAACACCAGAAGTATTAATAGAACTATCATGACAATTACAAATTCCAACTCCAACATCTCCAATTCTACATATAGCTGGCATTAGTTTATTTGAACCTCACTTCCTGTCATTGTAATATTACCTCCTGAAGTAATAGTAGTATCACCAGAAGTATTAATAGTAGAATTTCCTCCTACTGTTATATTACAATTTCCATTAATATTAACATCTTGATTGCCTTCAATAGTAATTGATTGATTGCCAGAAATTAATCTTTCTTCATTTCCATCTATAGTAATATCTTTATTGCCATGAATTTGAACAGTTTCATTTTCAGTAATTTCTTCATTTAAATTAGCATTTAATTTAATATGTTTATCTTGTTCAATTGTTTCATAAGATTGTTCTTTTATATATTCATATTTTGATTTTTCAACTATTTCTTGTTTATTATAATTATTTCTAATAACAATATTTCCTAATTTATCAATTTCTATATATGTATTAGAAGGATGATATAAGTGAAATCTTTCATTGTTAGGTGTTGAATCAAATTCTAATGTTAATCCACCATGAAATTTTAATACAGAATTATGAGGATAAACTCCATTATATGCTGATTCAAATTCATTTCAATTACCAGAAAATGCAATAGGAATTGAAGATTCTAAATTAGAATTTTTTGTATCTACAATAGTATTTTCAGAAACATCTCTAGCTAATTTATGAACATCTGGTTCATTAATATAATTATCAGTTGGATAAATTTCATTAGGATCAGAAAATCCTGTTTTAGAATTAGGTTTTTCTAAATATTTTCCAGAAATACATCCCAAATAACAAGGAGATAAAATATTTCCATTAAGAAAAAATATTATAACATGAGAACCATTTAAAGGAACATTTCAAAATCCATTACCAGAAATTGAACCTTCAATGTTATTATTAATAGGATTTGCTCAAGGAAGTTCTTCTGTTAATATTCCATCAATATCATATTTAGTATTAATTTCAGTATGAACTCCAAAAATTCTTACTTTAACTCTATTTTGTTTTAATGGGTCATTATTATCTTCTACAACACCAATATAAAATCCATTTAATTCTTCAGAATCAATTTGATAATCTTTAGCAAAATTTTTTATCATTAGATATTTTTCCTTGTTGCCCTAACTAAATTATAATCATCTGAATCATAATAACCATTTTTAATACATAACATTTTTTGAACAAAAATAGGATTAGTTCCAGGATTAAAATAATGAGTAATTGATTTAATTAAGTATTTTCCAGATGAATTTTTATTATAAAATTCTTTTTCATTATCTGAAGAAGGTCAATTTATATTAATCATTCCATCAGCATGTCTATTTTCATGTCCTTTTACATATATAGCTAAAACATTTTGATTATTATATCTTTTAATTCATTCATCTTGAAATACATTATTTAATCTTTTTTCAGATTCTATTCCTGTTAGCATTACTTTTGGATTATTATTACTAATATCAGGAAATAATGAATATTTTCCTAATAATGTATAATTTTTTATATTATCAGCATATAATTTATTTTTAGAGATAAAATGTTTATTTTCAAAATTATAACCTTTTATTTTATTTCCTGATAATATAGGAAAATTAATAGTATCAATTGAATTTTGTTCTCAGTTTAATATTCTATTTAAATCATTTTCATATTCAGAATTAAAGAAATAAGTACCATTATCTATTTCAGTTGTAGTCATTAATTTATTATTAGATAATAAAGTATCTAATGTAATAAAATTATATTGTTTATTAGTAGTATTAGTATAAAAAAGATATCCTGGAATTTCATTTTCATTTGATGATCTTTTTAATAATCATTTTAAAGTTTTTCTAATATTTCAATAAGGTATATAAAAAGTATCTATAATTTCTGTTTCAATTAAAGTTGAATCTTCTCAATTATTAAATTCAGTAATATTAAGAAATTTTTTACAAATATCTTTTATTATGTCTGAATTTTTTGTGTTTTTTCAAGCATAAGAATATTCTTTAAATCCTAATGAAAAATAAAGATAATCAATAAAATGAAATTCTAAAAGTCTTTTAGATTCTTGTTCACTTCCTTCTGTTATTTGTTCAATTACAGGAAATTTAGTAATATAAAAAGTATATTCTTTAACTTGATCATATCCATAAGAGATTTTAATTTTTTCATTTCCTGTAATTGGGCCAAATTCCATAATCCCAAAATCATCATAAAATGAAAGATATCCATGTTTACAAAATGAAAAAATATCTTCTATGAAATAACATTCTTTAATTTTATCTGTTCCAATAGAAATTGCATCACCACTATTAAAAATAATTTCTACAGAAAATATTTGAGATTCCTCATCATTAAATTGTCTTCCAATCATTATATTTCACCAATTATTTTAATATCTGCTAAAATTTGATATAAATAATTTGCTCTAATAATTTTAATTAAATCTCCTTCAGAAAGTTCTTCAAATGGATTATAAATATTATTAGCAATTCCAATAACTCATCACAAATATGGAGATTTATAATATTCTCAAGCAATATTTTCTAATCAATCTTTTTCTTTTACTTCATAAATTTCATAATATGCAGTATCATTAATAATATCATTATTCAATATATAATTTCTAAATATATTTAAAAATTTTTCATTTGATTTATATATTGGGAATAAATTTAATAATGATGTATTAGATAATTTATTTCCAGTAACTTCTTTAAATGATTTATCTATTTTTTTTATATATTTCATTATTATCTTCCAAAATCTTCATTGTCTGTAGTGACAATTAATTTTTTTGATTGATCTTCATAATTAAAGTTTGTTCTATATAATGGATCTATTTCTCTAAATGTAAGAGTTAATTCGCATTTACATGGATAACCTGGAGAAATATTAGTTGCATATAAATAAGGAAATGAATAAGTTGGAGATACAGCTACTAATGCAGCATTTTCAATATTAAGTAAATCTACATAAGTATTTTCTCCAAAAACTGAATTAATAGAAAAAATATATGGAGGAACAACTTTATTATTTCATGATTGAATCATACTTGGACATGAATATACTTCAAATTTTCTAACAATATCAAATACTTCTTTTTTTGGATCTTTATATGCAGCTAATTCAAAAGATAAATTAATTTCTCTTCTGTCAGAATCTGAATAAGTAATTGCAGTATCTTGTCTATGTCATCTTACTGGAGTGCTTTTTAAAGCAGCTACACCAGCCGCAGCACCTCCAGAAACTCCTGCTTTTAATCCTTTTCAAACAGTCCCTGCTTCTGCCATTGTTTTACTTACTTTTTCTCCGGTTTCTGCAATTCTTGAAGACATGTTTTCATATTCTCCTCAAGTATGCCCAAGATTAGTAGACAATTCTTTTGGTGCAATTAATTTAAATTTTTCATTAATAGAAGTTGCTCCAATTTTTGATCTACCATTAGCAGATTGACTATTTAATTCTTTAACAGTAAAATGAATCCATAAAGTTCTACTTGCTTCTATAAATGGATTATTTACTGAATTCATTTTTGTATCAGCCATTATTTATCATCCCGTAGCTTTATTAGTTACTAATACACCAAATGATTCAGATTCATCTGGTATTCTTTTTACTTCTTGTTTTTTCTGCGTTGTATTATTATTTATTATAGCTGTTTGGTTCTGAGCAACCTGTTCATTTCCTTTTTTAATTCCTTCTAATTGAGTATTAGTTTTATTTGCTGAACTAACAGAATTTTGTTTATATTCTCTATCATTTACATTATTTGATTTAATACCATTATATTTTTTTGTTAATATTTCTTCTATTATTTTAACACTTGATACTATCTCTCCTAATAAACTATCATTATCTAATTTAATATCTTCACTGAGTTTTCCTTTAGTAGCTTTTTTAACATTTTCTTCTTCATCATTATCACTAAACCAATTCATTGGGTTTAATTTACTTGCTAATGAAGAAATCTTATTACCAACCCAATCCATAGCACTTTTAATATTATCTATTAATTTTCCAATTGCTTCACCAAAACTAAAATTAGAAAATCATTCTGTTAATTCAGAAAATTTATCACTAATTCATACAAATGGGGCTTTTATTGTATCTCATAAGAATCCATAATAAGATTTAATTCCTTCCCAAATTGTTGAAAAAATTGATGTCTTGTCTTCACTAGAAAATCATTCTATTAATGATTTAAATGCTTTATACAATTGTTTAAATGGTCATAGAATTACATTGAGTGATTTATCAATAAATCATTTTAATCCTTCAATTAATTTAGATCCAGTTCCACCTTCTATTTCAATACCAAACATTCCTAAAAATTTATCAGTTAATCAACCAATTAATTTTAATGGCATTTCTAAAAAACCAACTATTGCAGCAGAAATTCCAGCTTTAATTTTATCTATAATAGTTCCTTCTGTTCCCATAAATGCTGTAATAAAATCAAATAATGCCATTATAGCTGTTAATGGTCATGCTAATTTACTAAATCCTTTCATAAAACCTTTAGCAAAACTTCCTAATATTTTTAATGAACCTATTACTTTAGAGAATATACTTGAAACTTTAGAAAACATTTTTGTTATTACCGTAAATTGTTTCCCAATTCAAGAAAAGATTTTAGCAACACCAGGAATTTTTTTAATAAACACAATCATAGAAGAAGCTAAATTAAATATTCCTGAAAATATTGGTTTTACAATTTTTAATGCATTAAATAATACTTGAAATGGTTTTATTATATATCCAGTAATTCCTCCAACTATTAATCCTAATCCACCAGCAACCATTGCTAATATAGAAGTAATATCAAAAGATTTCTTTTTACCAATATTAGCAGCATAATCTTTTTTTTCTTTCTTTTTTAAAAATCCAAATATTTTTTGTAATCAAGTTGCACTTTCATCTTTTTTATCTTTTTTGAAAAATCCGACAATTTTACCAAAAGTTCCCATTAAAATATTAATACCTTGTTTTAAATAATCGTACAAAGGACCTAATACATAAGATAATGTTTCAGTAAATTGACCAACTACAAAATTAAAAGCTTCAGATAATTTTTCTTTTGCTGTATTAATAAAGCTTTTCATAAAAGAAACAGATTTAGAAAATACAGAACCAATTAAATTAGTAGAGTTTGCAATAAAACCTTTAATTGCTTCTGTTGATTGGGTTGTAGATTCTAATACAGCTTCAGATAATTGTTCTTTATTATTCATATTATTTACTCCAAAATAAAAGAGTCTAAAGGTGTGTTTATATAACACTCTTTAGACTCTTTATGAATCCTTTGAGAATTTCTCTTCTCAAGCGAGTTAAGTTGAATAAGATTCAGCTTCTTTTTTTAAATCTCTTATTATTAATGATATATATGCTTTTCTTTCAAAATCTGGTAATTCATTACTTTCAGATATTGATATATTAGCATGTTTACTTAATGAGTATTGCTCTTCTAATAAAGATGAAACAGAATCTTCAATACAGAAGAGCTTAATTAGAAAAAAAATTTATCAGGAGTAATTTTTTCTCTTTGACTAAATTCACAATGCGGGCATTGAATTAAATAATTAAAATCAACTCCAAATTTTCTTTCTTCAATTTCTGTTCTTACTTTATCATAAAAAATATCAACACCATTATCAATTAATTCACATTTATCTTCAAAATCAATTTCTTCTATTCCATCTGGTGTTTTAATATTTACAATAGAATCAGCTAATCCATATAATCCATAATTTACCATTTTTTCTTTATCTGATAAATTTTTCATTTTTGAAATTTTATTAAATGAATTATTTAAATTTTCAACTTTTATATGATCAAATAATACAGAAATATATTCATTATAATCAATATATTCAAATGGAATATCATCTTTTTCTTTAATTGAAAATTTATTTAAATTAATTGTAATAACTGATTGAGATTTACATTTTGGACAAGTTAAATTAAATTGAAATGTTTCACCTTTAGATTTTTTTCTAATTTCTAATAATAGAAAAAATCTATCTTCTTGATATAAATCTTTTAATGAAAAACTTTCTGGTCATTCCACACATTCTGAAATTAATTCATTTAATGAATTTTCTAAAATAAAAGGATCTTCTTCATTTTCATGAATTAATAATTTTTTTAATTGTTTTGTTGTAATTGGTTTAAATTTTATTTCTTGTTTAATTCCAGGTAAAAAACAAGAAAATTCATAAACAGATGCATTTAAATATTTTTTAAAATTAGACATTAACAAATTCTCCTAATAATTAATTTTCAATTGTTCTCTGAAAACTAAAAGTACAATCTAAAGTAGCAACATCAGTTGAACCATAATCTAATGCAATTTCACCAACACTGGTTGGTCATGCTCCGACTAAAGTCATTGTTAAAATATCATCACCATTATTATCTAATAACACTAATGTTTGATCAGCAAAATAATCACTTGGCACCCCTGAAACATTAGTTGCAGGATCATGAATTAAATTCTGTCATGCTTTTAAATCTTTTCTTAATTGTGCTGCAGCATCTACTCTAAATGTACATGTTCAATCATCAAATGTTTGAACTGACCCAAATTTATAATTCATTCCCTGTCAAGGAGTTTCAACTGGTGTAATTGTTGATCCAGGTAATGAAGTACTTGAAACTAAATAAGCAGTTTTATCCATGCCAATAGAACTAACAGGATTATTAATATAAATATAGAATAAATATGGTCTATATCCTGCTTGAAAATTAGCTCGGAAATCATCTATTGAAAATCCAGCCATTATTTTTAACCTCCAAAAATTATATTATTATTTATATTAGGAGAAATAATAAATTTATTATTTCTCCTAATTTTTATTATCCAGCAAGTTGTGTTGCAATTTCTTCTAAATTAGCCCCAGTTTTTGTAGCTGCAAATCGAAGAACAATATAACGAACTGATCTTGTGGGTTTAACGATAATATCTGTTCATAATTCACCACGATCAATTCTTTCACCTGTATTAATTGTTTCATCACAAACAACCTTGAATTCATAAATTCCTCTTCTTGCTTTTACATCTCTTAAAAAGGGTTCAATCATATTAATTAATTGTAATCTAGTAATTGCATCATTTTGTTCAAAAAGAAATCATTTTGAAGCTGCTGCAATTGCTTTTTCTAATACTAAGAAAAGTCTTCTAACATTAATTGCATCAAAAGCAGAAGATTTAGCAAGTAAAGTTTTATCTCCTCAAATAACTTTTCCTTTTCCAGCCATAGAAATAACAGGATTAATTCCATTACTAAAAAGAATATCTCTTTCACCTTTTTGAGGATTTCAAGCTAATCTACGTACATTAGTAAGAACTGTTCTATTTAATCCAGCTGGAGCAAATCATGGTTCTGTTTCCTCATCTGTTCTAGCATATAATCCAGCAGCATAACCAGAAAAAGGAACTCAACGATATTTATTAGAATATTTATCAAAAACTTCAATTCAATTACCATAAAGAGCTGCATAAGAAGTGTTAGGATTAAATGTAGATCCACCTAAACCAGACCTTCATTGTCTAAGACTTTCTGCAATATTTGTTTGATTAATAACTTTTTCTTTAGGAACATCTAAAATAGCAAATGAATCTTTACGAGTAGTTTCGCAAATTTCAATTAATTTTAATTTAATATTTTCAGATTTTCCACCATCAATAAATAAATTAACATCAATTTCTTCATTATTTGCATAAAGTTCATAAGCTTCTATAATATCTGAATCTGTAGCATTTCCTGTTCCATTTGATCCATCTTTTAAATATTCATAATATTTTGTTCCAATAGTAATTTCTTTATCAATATAAACATCATTAAGATCAATACGAATATAATTAGAATTTTGATTAATATAGTTTTCTGCAAATAAAGAAACACCATCATCAGAAATTGCATTTTCTTTAGTTGAAACATTATGAACTTCAACTGTTTGTCATTCATTAGAATTTTGTGCTTGAGCTTGAACAATTAAAAGAAAAGAATAATTATCTACTAATCCTTCATCAACTTCATAAATAGCTTGATAAGTCATGGTTTCTTTTTCAGCAAGAGTTCCATCATTATAATCAGTAATTCATGTTGCTGCTGTAGCAGAAAGCTCTGGAGTAATTGTTTTCCCTTTTAATTCATCATAAAGAGGTTTATCAATAGCAATAACTCTAAGTTTATTTCCTCAAGCACCTCTTGATTCTGCAATTAAACTAAATGGATTTGAATCATCATAAATTAAATTATTTTCTGTAAATTCATCAGGATCACCAGTTTCTAAATTATCATAATTAAACGGGTCTTGACCAGATTCAACAATTCCTTGAAATGAATCAGCAGAAGTTGAATAACCTGAAGTAGCTAAAGTTCCAGAAAATGTAGCATCTTCAGGAAGAACTCTAGTACAATAAAGTTTATTGCCATATTTTAAATAACCTATTCCTGAAAAAATATCTCTGTATGATTCTGTAGTTGGTTCACCAAAAGTACTAATTAAAGTATCTTCATCAGTTATTAATAATTTCTTTTTTTCTTGTCCTTTATAGGTGTCTCTAAGTGCAAGAACAGCAATACTAGTAGCTACTGCAGGTATTGTAGTACTAAGATCGATTTCTTGAACCGCCACCTGGGGAGAAAGATAGAATCCCATATTATTTACTCCTTTAAAAATTTATTTTCTTTATATTATTATTTATATTTATTATTTATTCAAAATAATCATAATTTAATGTTACTGTTGATTCAAGATAATTTTCACCTTCTCTTTTATTTAATGTAATGTCTCCTAAATCAGAAGGAAAAGTATTTTTAAATGTAATAGTTTTAAAAGCTTTATTATAATTATCTAATAATAACAATGAGCAATCAATTAAAAAATCAGACTTTTTTGCTCACATGGTATCTTTATTATTATTAATATGTTTAATTCAATTTAAAATAGTAAATCAATTTGAAAAATCTTCATTAACCATAAAATCAAAAGAAAATGGATTATAATTTAATGATCCTCATGTTTCATTAATTTTTTTACCAGCAAAATATGAATCTGAAATATCTAATGAAACACCTGGTAAAACAGTTGAATATATATTTAATGAAAATTGATTAATTTCTGTAATAGAAGAATTATTAGGTAATTTAGTAAAAACAAGATTATATTTATTTGTACTTGCTTTATTAATATTTAACATTATAATCCTTCCTCATAATCATAAATTGTTTTATTATTTTCTTTATCTCCTGAAACTAAAATCGTTTGAGTATCTCTATTTAATTCTCTAGTTTCTTTTGATGAAAAAATTGGAGTATAAATTTCTTTAATTAATTTAGAATCTGTAATTGGTTTAAAAAGTAATGTATGAGCAGTAAAAGATAATACTCAATTTATTGTTCTATAATCAGTTTCTGGTATTTCTAATGATTCATCTAAAGAAGCAGAATTAAGAACAATTTTAACATCAAATGAATTATTTATTTCTGGTATATTAATAGTAGTAAAAATAGCTGGATTAAAAAATGGTAAAATTTGTTCAATTATTTGATCAATTTCTGAAGAATATTCTGCTGTAATTGCAAGATCAAATGATACATTATATGGAGTAGGCATAGGATAATCTGAAATAACTGTATTTCCTGCAGATACTTGTATAGTAGATGTATCGTTAGTTAATCTTGTATCAATAGCAGAATCTATTCCAGTAATATTTCCTGCCATCATAGGTAAATGAATTTCATGTCTTCTATCATAAGCCCAAGATCAAAATTTTTGTTTTGGAGCATATTTTAAAGGAACTTCAATAAATTTATTAATTGATCCATCTTTATTATATTTAGCTATTTGTATGTTATTAAAAACATCAAGAAATTGAATAATTGTTTTTCTAAGCGTTTTAAAATAATAATATCCCTGCATTTAATCTAATCCTCCATATCCATATACTGAAGTATCTATATCTTTGTAATTTTCAATTTTATTACTTTCTTCTTCAATATAATCATTTTCACCATAAGCACTTGTTGGTTTACTTACTGTAGTTTCATTAATTTCTGGAAAATCAATTTCACTAGGTGTATCAAATATAATATCATCTGCACTTTCACTTTGAGAACTATATCTATAAGGTCTACAAATAAATTCTCAAATCATTTTTTTACCTTGAAAAATTTTGTTTTCACTTCCTACATCAGCAATTTCATAAGATTTATTATTTCATAATGTTTTAATTACATCACCAATTTTAGGAATAAACGTATTTGAAACATCTCTAGAAAATATAGATTTACTTATTTGCATTGCTTCTATTGTATCATCTGATGTCATACCAAATACATTTAATATTTCAATTTCATTGGTTGGTTCATATAATAATTTTGTAGTATATGGACCATTTCATTCAGAAACAGAATTTTCTCCATATAATGTATCAGGATTTCCTGCAGATAAATTTAAACTTCAATATTCAATAGGAAATCCCCCAATATCATTAAATTCAGAAATTACTGAATCAAATAATTCATATTCTTGTTCAGATTGATTTAAATCTAATAATTCTCATTCTGGAACAGCAGTAATTGATAAACTCATTTTACATTACTCCCATTGAAATCCCATAACCATCAAATGCATATTTTTCATCTAATTCTTCTTCTAATTTATCTTTTTCTTCTTTTCCTTCTGATAATAATTCAGACCCATCTAAAGTAATTCCAACATTACCAATACTTCCTGATCCATTAGAAAATTTTCGTCTTATATGTCCTAAAGTCATTTTTAGTAATGCTAAAGCATATTCTTGTACTCATTTTTCATTACATAATTTATCTACATAATCTTCTCAATTTCAATTATTTAAAAAAGATCCAGTATAAGCATAACTTCTAATTAATAAATATGTATTTTTATCTGGCACCGGTGTTAAAGATAATTTTTTATCAAATCTAGAAAATCTATATGTATAACTATCAACAGTAAATCTAGCCAGTGTTTCTAAAAAATCTAATGCTTGTTGATATCCAATTAATCCATTTCCATTAACAAAAGTATCTGGATTTAAAATTCCATTTGAATAAAAATAATTTTCAATAGTAAATAATGTATTTATTCCAGAAACATAACCACCTTCTTCATAATCAATAATATCTGTAATACCTTTTGGCATTTCATATT